CACCTGCATTTTCTCATTAACTTGAATAGTACCCGGAGCAATAATAGCAAGCTCGTCTTGAACGACAGCAAAGCTATTAGGATTAATCTTCATATATACACCTGATGGTACAGGTATATTTACCGTTGGGTCGAGCACACTTGGTATAGTTATAAAGCCTTCTTGCTTCGCCTCTTTCTCAAGAACCGTAGCGTATACGCAACTATTAGTAGGACCACTTGTATCTGCTTTTACTATTAGCCTATCTCCTTGCTCAACCTTACGAGCGTTCTCTCCTTCAAGTAAAAAGAATGCGTTATTACTTAATGGGTCATCAAAGAATATACTGCTATATATTGTTTCGTAATTCTCTTCATCAGGCTTGATTACAAACTTATATCTTGTTGCCCAATAAGGCGGTCTCTGTGTAGTTGGTATAGTAACTCTAATTGAGTTCTTGCTATCAGATGCAGAGCATGGAACGTGAACAGTATTATTTGGACTAACCAAAGCTGTGGTGGACCTATTAAATTCATCCATGTATACTATGCCAATCTCATATCCACGATTGCTATGTAAGCTTCTTGGAGAGTTCATTCTCTGATAAAAAGCCTGTGCAAATGTTACTGCGTAATACTCATATACGTTGAATGTAGGAGTAGTGGTATTGTTTACATACCTCGTAGCTATAATTTGAAAACCAATAGATTGACTTCCCGGTGTGGTTATAATACCAACAGGCTGCCCTGATGCACTTATTCCACTTTGGTATTTGATGAGCGCATCCAAGTTATTAGGGAGCGCACAGTTAATTTGGTCTGTAAATGTCGTACCATTACATGCGTTCGATACCGGTTGTATATTAGCGATAGTACCGACAACGTCTTGGAACTCAACGCTCGTAGCCATCTCATAGACTGAGCTATAATTTTTAGGAAGCGTGAATGAGAAAGTAACTGATATATTCTCTGTAATTTCAGTAGGTCGTGGAGTGCTACCTGCAAATGAATAATGCGTTAGACTTATTTCTAATGTGATTGATGCGCCCTCTACAAGCTCAACAGCTGATAAATCTATTGATACTACTGAGTTTGGAATTACTTGCGTGCTACCAAAAAAGTAATTACCTGATGATGTAATATCAGGAAGAGTAGAAGTATCAATAAGCTCAGATACTAAGTCTGTTTCGTATTCAAGCTTAACAGGATTAGCATTATCATCTACAATATCATACCCTTCAACGTAGTTACCATACATCAACCTATTACCCATTATAGTTTGGGCCTTAGCAAGTAAAGGAACATTATCGTATAACCTTAGTAGCTCAGACTCGGGTAGTATGGTGAATATCTTACTATTTGTAAAAGTATATGTATACTCTGTGTTATCTGAAAGTCCAAGTTCAGCTTTGTTAAGTTTTTCAATAACCTTTATTATTCTGTTGTTGGCTTCTTTAAATAGTAAATCAATGCCAACTACAAGAGGTCCCCCTGTATTGTATGTAATAATAGCGGTATTATTAAGATTAACCATGCCTTCATTAAGAAAGCTGTTAACACTAAAAGAAAAAGGATTAGGCTGAAAAGCAGGAGCTGTCCATTGTGATATTGCCGAATACTCACCGTTCTCATATCTATAGCGATATGCAAAACAAATGAATCGGTCTTCCATAAAGTTATCCTGATTGCCCGTAGTTAGTAATTGTAGACCCGGGGACGAAACGGGTGGCTTCTTAATAACAAGAATGGACTCTGCTGAGAATTGGTCAATGTTCGCTACAGGGTCAGGATAATTCTTTTTGCGATTGATAAACCTTGGAGGGTTATAATCATCAGTAAAAAATATAAGGTCGTCAATAATATCAACGCCCGTAATTAAGTATTGTGGGTTAAAATTTAAAGTAGTGTTCGCCCCGTTCCCATCATCAATGCTGATGACATGGTATGTAAGTATATTGGTATACACATTAAAAGAAACAATCATATCAAGCTTACCGGTTGCTCCAACAGGGAAGTTTGAATCATGTATAAACCAATAAATGGTTTCACTTGCGCTATCCTCAATAGCCCCAATGCATCTTGCATTAGTGCTAATCTGAGTACCGTTGATATATTTTATAGTTGTAAGCCTTGTGTTCCCCTTCGTATTTTCAATTACACCAATCTCTGAGTTTTCAGTGGAACCCATACGGACATTCATAGCGTCAATGTATTCGCCATCGGGAAGAATCCTTTCATCCACGACCTTATTCATGCGACCTGCTACGAAGTTTCTTGTTATGTTTGCCATATTATTTTAACCACTTGTCCATGCCACGCAGATTCATAAGAAGTCTACCCGGATGGATGTTACTCATTCTGATTTTCGCATTCCTCAATAGCGCTTGTTTTTCTTTACGAGCACGAGCAACTATATATTCTTGCACACCAACTTTAGAGTTAAGTATTTCATACGTAATGTACGCATATACATACTTTTCAAATAATTTATTTACACTCACAACTGAGTCATTGCCATTCTCCATACCATCAGATATGTACTCGAGAATAACAGACTGACCATACATGTCTGAGTTAAAGTTAATTACTCCCGACCTTTTATCAATTGCAAAAGTAGGATTGAAATTTGCCGTTTCCGTATTGAGACCATAACGCTCACCGAGGCTGTAGTCGAAATACCACACACCATCCAAACACCATCCCTCTTGACCATTGTAGTTGCTTTGGGGATTGAGATATATACTCTTCTTGGTGCCCTCCAAACGCTGTAGGTCAATCTCTGAGAACTCAGGAGATAGAGCATACCCGTTTTGGTCAAATAGTATCTTTCCTGTTTGGTCTTGCAGGTAGGTGAGCGCAGATAGTATCTGAATATTTTCTGTAAGCGGTCTAAGATAACCATCTTTATACAGGTTTACTCTCACCCAATTTACATAATCGGAAGGGAGGATAAATCTAAGCGCATCATCAACAGTAAGCTGTAACACTTTTATCTCTTTAAATGCATCGTAGTTCAACTCTTGTACAGCACGCTTAGCGTGAAACAAAACCTTGAATCTCTCCTCATTATTTACAAGAGAATGATTGCCTGAGTACATCAGCAAGAAGTTGTTGACAATGTCATACAGCTTTACGTACTGATAAGACCCCCAATTTTCAGCTATTGGTTGCTGACCTGCATTCTCGTAATATTGATATTGACTTATATATGCCATGATTATACTGATTGTTTTTGTTCTTCTGTCCCGCCAAATTGAACAGCAGCAATCTCACGTATTGACATACCTGCGTACTGTAATATTTTTGCTACAAGCTTGTATTCATCTTCGATTGGTACCTCAAAATCTTGGTAGTCAAGCTGAGATTGGTCGAACACAGGCACCCCGTTTGATAGAGATATGTATGTCCATTTAGGCTCTTTGGGGTATCTGAAATAATTTGCATCAACCTCATTTGGTAGATTAATAGTCGAAGGATAGACAGTTAGTATACTACCCTCTTGTGTATATGCAGGATATGTTTCAGTAGGTGCAGTAAGATTTGAATTGACAAGCATAGTAATCTTAGTATGCGTCATCTTCTCAGCCTCACCTTTATAAACACGAGAAGCTCCTGCACCATCAAAGCACAATACTTTATTAATCATGAAATAATCATTCCCCGTTGTAGTAAGAGATGGCAGGTAGTATCTGTTAGTAGCCGGTGCTACCTGTGAAAGAGTAGATGTAACAGAGAATGTCTCCATCGCTTCTTCTATGGCCTTACGCACATCGGCGTATCCGGTACCTGATTGACGAACATTCTCTAAGTTCAACAACTTATTATACTCAGAAAAGTATTCCTCGAACACTTCAAGCTGAGCCTGCTTTGAAAACAGGTTAAAGTCAGATGGTGAAATATACCCGTAGTTATTCTTGTTCAGAATAGACAACACGGTATTTCTTACTGAGTTTATCATTATACAGTTTTTACAAATATAAACAAAAAAAAGAGGGTATAGAAATACCCTCCTTGATTAATAAACGACTGCTCACTATATTATATGACCTACAATAAAGTATTTTCAAGCATCTTTAGGGCGTCTATGCCATCGTCAGTTTTCAAGAACTCGGCCACGGTAAAATACGGGTCTTGCCCATAAGGTACGGTAACCATTTTCTTTTTGTTAGAAGGCGTGTTAAACCACACTTCCTTCTGACCATTCCTGAATGTCAGGAGTTTATTTTCAAAGAACACATGTACGTTCGATTGAAGCCTTAACATCGGGTCGTTCAGCATATTCAAGAACCCAAGTGGGTCTTTCTTAGCATACACCAACACGTCACGCTTCAGCTCTGCAGTTGTAAACCTGCTTGGGTCTTTGCCAAACAACACTCTTGATACAATCTCAAGTTGCTCAAGGCTTAACTGACGAGCTTCAATAAGTGCATCCACCTCAGTAGCAAGCTTCTCAACTTCTTTTGCAGCGTCTTTCTCATGGTCTACCTCCACAAATGTCCTATTATTTAGTGGATGGTAATGTAAAAATTCCTGTAGCACAGGGTTATTCTTAGGGACACTCAGAAATCCATTCTCAAAAATAATAGGCTCTACAATTGCGTTACCATCTTGCTCATCCTCAAATGGGGTCTTTTGGTTTATCGCATATCTTAGAGGCTTATTAATGTTATTTACTTCATCAAACCAAAGAAGAGGGTATCTTCTTGTGTTTCTTGATGGTAGAGTGTATGAGAGTGGAGCAATGTCTCCTTTAAGCTTGTATATCCTGTCAGCAGGAATCAATGTCTTTTTCATTCGATATGATTTAATTAAATTTAAAATAAGGGGGAGTGTCTTTGAAGACACCCCACCCTTTATTGTTTTTCTTCGGACTATGAACCGTAACGGAACAATACGAAGTTGTTAGCACCCAAGGTACAAACGCAACGCTCAGAGAGGAAATTAACCTCCATTGCGTCAAGGTCGCTTGTTTGAGCACCACCGGCAGAACCTGTAATCCAAGTCTTGTAACGGCGGTCTTCAGTCTCAGACGCTCTGTAACGAACGTGCAAGAATGGACGCTTAGCGTTTTTGCCCATGATTTGGTCGTACACGGTAGTTGAACCGGCAGGAACCAAAAGACCTGTAACAGTACCTGCAGCAGAAGCGCCTGTTGGCAAACCACCACGCATGGTTGGGTCATTCAAGTATTTCCAATCAGACTTATAGAAGTCATAACCTCTGCGGAAACCTGTAAAGCCTAAGTTCAAAGCCATATCCTTATCGTTGTCAAACAAACCATAAGAAGTACCGCCTGTACCGTAGCTGTTTTGAGCAGCCAACATATCGTCAATGTCAAAGCTGAAAGCACGGTTAACGAAGATTACGTTCTCTTCGATAGCGCCTTGCTTGTCAAGACGAGAGATGATGCTGTCAAAGTCTACAAGAGTAGTTGGGTTACCACCGCCCCATACGTTACCACGGCTGTTAACAACGTAGAAGATACCTTCAGAACCTTTGTTACCAACTTGAGTGTTAGCTGTTTGAGTAGCAACACCTGAACCTGATTCAGCAGGCACAGCCTCAATCATTGCAGTCTCAAGGTAGTCCTCAAAACGCAAGCGAGTCTCGTGCTCACTCTTCAAATACCAAAGGTAACCGGTAGCACCATTTTCGGTTGTTACTTCTACCCATCCAATCTGAGCCATGTCAGAACCGCTTACAGCGTATTTGTCCTTGATGATGATTGGAGAGTTGTCGAAGATTTCATCTTCTGCTTCCAAAGAACCAATCATTCCATTAGTTCCTTTCTTGAACTCAGAACCATAAATCCATACAGAAAGTACAGCTGTTCCTGAGAAAGTCTGACCACCTGCTTCGTAGTAAGCAACATCGAAAGTACCTGCTGTGGTGTTCACTGCAGTAACGATGCCCTTGTTAGAAAGGCCGGTAGCGTTGTCAGAAATGAATACAGTCTGACCAACACGGATAGCGATACCACTTACGTTAGCATCACTTACAGTGATAGTAGCTGTGTCAGCAGCTGCTGCTGCAGAAGAGTCGCAGTTTACATACTTGGTATGAAGACGACCTTGCTCAGCCCACTTAATCATGTCTGAGTTAGAAGGCATCTCTGCGCCTACCATACGAAGGAAAGAAGCTACTGTTCTATTACCATAACGCTCGAACTCCTTCTCATAAGTATCAGGAAGATACTGATTGAGGAAGTTGAAGTTAGTGATATAGTTTGTCGATAAAGGCACCTGCTCCGCACTTGGCTGAAGCTGAAAGCCGGGGTTGTTTAATACTGCCATTTTACTTTAAGTTTTTATATTTTTTTAATGCTGCGGATTTTGAGACTCCTTCCGGAATCCGGTGCTACCGCCTTCACCTGCATTCCTCCTTTGTTTGTAACCTCAGGTGCTCTGCGCTCA